AATAGCGGCAGATATATATCGCATGTAGGATTAAGAAAGCGGTTACAACATGAGCGACAGCGTAAGAACCAAGCTGCAAGCCTCCGCAAGTGGGCAGAGTATGCGGAAAAGGCAATCAGCAAAGCGCAAGAAATCGAAGAAGCAAGAACAGGCGCAAAAGCCAACGGTTGATATACAGGATATTGAATACGAAACAGAAGCAGTTGAAGAACACGCTAATGTTCTATTCAAACCTAACCCCGGCCCACAAACAGACTTTCTTGCAGCAAGTGAACGTGAGGTTCTTTACGGTGGTTCAGCAGGTGGTGGTAAATCATATGCCATGCTTGCAGACCCTCTTCGCTACATGGGGCATCCACAGTTTAGTGGTCTGCTGCTCCGACACACTACGGAAGAGTTACGTGAACTAATATTTAAGTCACAGGAACTTTATCCAAAAATCTGGCCCGGAATAAAGTGGTCAGAAAGAAAAATGCAGTGGACTGCGCCATCTGGTGCGAGGTTGTGGATGTCATACCTCGACAGAGATGAAGATGTCCTGCGCTATCAGGGTCTGGCTTTTAGCTGGATAGGCTTTGACGAACTGACCCAATGGGGAAGCCCATATGCATGGAATTACATGCGAAGTCGTCTACGGTCCACTGCCCCTGATTTGCCTATTTTTATGAGGGCAACTACAAACCCCGGTGGAAGAGGTCATCACTGGGTAAAGAAAATGTTTATTGACCCAGCACCATATAACAAGGCATACGATGCGACAGATATTGAAACAGGTGAAACTCTCAGGTATCCAGCAGGGCATAGCAAAGCTGGGAGACCGCTATTTAAACGTAGGTTCATTCCTGCTAGATTATCTGACAACCCGTATCTCGCTCAAGCAGGTGACTACGAAGCTATGCTCTTGTCGCTCCCAGAGCAGCAGAGAAGACAACTCCTCGAAGGTGATTGGGATATTAAAGAAGGTGCTGCGTTCACAGAGTTTGACCGTCATATTCATGTTATTGAACCTTTTAATATTCCTAGCAATTGGGTTAAGTTTAGAGCATGTGATTACGGGTATGGTTCTTACAGTGGTGTTGTATGGTGCGCTGTCGCACCGTCTGAGCAAATCATTGTGTACAGGGAATTGTATGTGTCAAAAGTCTTAGCCACTGACTTAGCAGACATGATACTGGAATTAGAGGCTGAAGACGGAAATATTAAATATGGTGTCTTGGATAGCAGTCTTTGGCACAAACGTGGCGACACTGGCCCTTCTCTTGCGGAACAGATGATAAGCAGAGGTTGTCGGTGGAGACCATCAGACCGCAGCCGTGGCAGTCGTGTAGCAGGTAAAAACGAAATACACAGACGTTTACAGATAGATGAATTTACGGAAGAGCCTAGACTTGTTTTCTTTAATAGTTGCACGAACATCATTTCCCAACTACCGTCCATTCCACTGGATAAGAAAAATCCAGAAGATGTGGACACGAAAGCAGAAGACCACTTGTACGATGCGTTAAGATATGGTATAATGTCACGACCAAGGTTTAGTATATTTGATTATGACCCGATGGGTAGGCCCGGTGGCGGTATGCAGGTTGCAGATGCTACCTTTGGATACTAAGGAAAAAAAGTATGGCTGAAGATGAAATTATGATTGAAGATGACGCTATTGCGTTGGAAGATACAGACGATTCTGTGACTTTTGATGCTGATGTGTCTAACATTATTCCTTTTATTATTGAGCGATACAAACGTGCTGAAGATTATCGCTATCAAGATGAAGAGCGTTGGCTGAGAGCCTATCGCAATTATCGTGGTCTATATGGTCCTGATGTACAGTTTACAGAGTCGGAGAAGTCACGTGTCTTTATTAAAGTTACTAAAACCAAAACGCTTGCTGCGTATGGTCAAATCGTTGATGTTTTATTTGCTTCTAATAAGTTTCCTTTATCTATTGAGCCTACAACACTTCCTGAAGGAGTAGTCGCTGATGTACATTTTGACCCAAAAGAGCCGGAACAGATGCAAGCGTCTACTTCGCTTACAAGTCCGTATGGTTTTAAAGGAGATGGAAATGATTTGCCACCGGGTGCAACGGCTAAAACGCTGTCTGAAAAACTTGGACCGTTAGAAAACAAACTAGAAGGTGTACAGGATAAATTAAAAGAAGGGCCGGGTAAAACACCCACTGCAATTGAATTTAGTCCAGCGATGATTGCGGCTAAAAAGATGCAGAAAAAAATACATGACCAGCTTGAAGAGTCTGGCGCAAATAAAAACCTGCGTAGCAGTTCATTTGAAATGGCACTGTTTGGAACAGGTATTATGAAAGGTCCATTTGCAAAAGATAAGGAATATCCTAATTGGGATGATGAGGGTAATTATGACCCACTCTTTAAAACTGTACCACAGGTAGAACATGTTTCTGTTTGGAACTTTTATCCTGACCCAGATTCAAATAACATGGATGAAGCACAGTTTGTTATTGAGCGTCATAAGATGTCTCGTTCACAAATGCGTATGCTCAAGAAACGTCCATACTTTCGTGGTCAGGTTATTGATGAGTGCATTCAGATGGGTGAGAACTACATCAAGAAGTATTGGGAGGATGACCTATCTGATTATGCGCCAGAACACGGCATAGACCGTTTTGAGGTTCTTGAGTATTGGGGTATGGTTGACACAGAGATGCTTGAAGAGCAGGGTGTTGAGATACCAGATGAACTAAAAGAGTTTGATGAATTACAAGCAAACGTATGGATTTGTAACAACAAACTTATTCGTATGGTGCTTAATCCGTTTAAGCCAGCTAAAATTCCATATGCTGCTGCTCCATATGAAATGAACCCATATTCATTCTTTGGTGTAGGTATTGCTGAAAACATGGACGATACGCAGACTTTAATGAATGGGTTTATGCGTATGGCTGTAGACAACGCTGTGTTGTCAGGTAATCTGCTTATTGAGGTAGACGAAACAAATCTTGTACCCGGTCAGGACATGTCTATATATCCGGGCAAGGTATTTCGCAGACAATCTGGCGCACCGGGCCAAGCTATTTTTGGTACAAAGTTTCCTAACGTATCATCTGAAAACATGATGCTGTTTGATAAGGCACGTCAGTTATCTGATGAGTCTACAGGTATGCCTAGCTTTGCACATGGGCAAACAGGTGTAACAGGTGTAGGACGCACTGCATCTGGTATTTCAATGCTAATGAACGCTGCAAGTGGCAGTATTAAGACTGTTATTAAGAATGTGGATGATTACCTGCTTCGTCCTCTTGGAGAAGGTTTCTTCCGCTTTAATATGCAATTTGACTTTGACCCTCAGATTAAGGGTGACTTAGAAGTTAAAGCACGTGGTACAGAAAGTCTGATGGCTAACGAAGTACGTAGTCAAAGACTAATGCAGTTTTTGCAGATTGCAAGTAATCCTGCTCTTGCCCCATTTGCTAAGTTTCAATATGTAATTAGCGAGATTGCAAAGTCAATGGACCTTGACCCCGACAAAGTAACCAACAACATGAGTGAGGCTGCATTGCAAGCAGAACTGATGAAGCAGTTCCAAGCACCAATACCAGAGCAGCAGCAACAACCTCAAGCAACAGGTGCGCCACTTGACCCAACAGGTGCAGGTGGTGGAACAATAGGTACTGGTCAAGCACCAGTTCCGGGTGAACAAGGATTTAGTGGAAATGGACAAGCAAATATTGAGCAGACTCAAGCCGTGGGTCAACAACAACCGCCAATGGGAGGCATTCAATAATTATATTGATGCACAAATACAGACACAACAGAAAGCATTAGAGCAATCTACTGACGCTGTTTTGTTTCACAGGCAACAAGGTGCTATAGCTGCACTACGTAGACTTAAACTTATAAGAGATGAAGTAAATGGCTCTAAAGGAACAAATGGATAGGCTTATGTCTCCTGATGACATGATGTTGCCACAGGAAGATATAAAACAAGAAAACTTAGATGAGGCAAAACAAATTGCTAAAGAAATTGCCTTTGAATCTTTTCCGGGTATAGGTGAAGCTGCTGCAATAGCAAGAACAAAACAAGCATTAGAAAAAGGCGATAAAGTTGGTGCAGCTATAGAAGCTGCTGGTGGTGTCATGGGTTTACTTCCCATAGTTGGTGACATGGCTAGTAAAGGGTTTAGAAAAACAGCAAATCTACTTAGAAAAGATGCTGAGTATACAGTGGATAATCCGGGTTATAATGAAGTATATGAAGAGACATATGCACAAACAAAACAAAGAAGTTCAGACAAAGTAAAGCAAAGAGCTATAGATAGAGGTGAAAGAAATACTTATCAAGCTAATATTGGTAGTTCAGATGGTCAAACAGGTCATATATATAATGCTAAATTTAAACCTGAAGAACTTGAAGATATTCCCGGTGCGATGGGTGAAGAGGAGTTTCGGGATACAGGTATAACTTTTATAGACGGAGAAGAGGCACATAATAAATTAAAAGCATTAGAAAAAAGTATAGCAGAAAAAGGTTATAATCCTGAAGGTAACATTCTTATTCATGTTCGTGAAGATGGACAGCCTTTTATCGTAGAAGGTAATCACCGTTTAGCAGAAGCTTTAAAATCTAAAAGACCAACTATTAAAGCTGAAATTGTATACCTTCGTGGTGCGGAAGAAGTAGATGGTCCATTAAAACCAGCAGATATATTACCACCACAAAAAGATTACCAAGGTGGTAAAAGAGTATTTCATGCTACTTCTGCAGATTTTGATGAGTTTGATTTTGTTCGTCCGGGTGAATCAGATATAGGATTTCATGTAGGTACATCTGAACAGGCAAATGCACGTTTAAGAAGCGAAGGCAAATACATAAAAAAAGGTGAGCGTGTATTACCACTACAATTAAAGAAAAGACTAAGACCTGCTCGTGTTCCAGATGTTTCATTTTTTAGTGAGCCAAATAGATGGAGAGCAGAGTTAGCTATACCTACATCTGAAAAAAACGTGCTTAAATTTATGTTGGATGATGCAGAAGACGCAGATATAATCGCTAAAGGTCCAACTGTACGGGTAGGTGGAGAGTTATATGTTGTAAATCCTCAAGCAGCAAGACAAGGAGCAACTAGCGATGTAGAGTTTTGGAAAGACTTAGTACGTGCTAGTGTTGCGGCAGAAAAAAAATTAAATACAACAAACTTTGAAAATAAAAAGAAATGGTTTGAAGTATTAAAAGGTGTGGCAAATAAACATGGCTATGATTCTTTTGTTTACAAGAATCAATACGAAAGTTACAATTTAGACCCTAGTGAAATAACTAAATTTGAAGATAGCTATATGCTTCTTGAACCAGACCAAGCTAAAGGTTTATTTGGCGGTAGAACATCAGGTGAGCCTGAATTTATGAAAAGCAAAGGTGGATTAATATGAATGCTTTAAACAAACAAATGGAAATGTTTGGAGACCTACCAAAGCAGAAAAAAGTAAAAGCTGCTGGTGGTGGTGCATTGATGGCAACTGAAAAAGGTAAAATATTACCCTCTATTGCAGAACTTACCGATGCTTATAATATATTTAGAGCAGACAGAGATTCAGCTAAACTTACAGTAGATGAAATGGATGCCATATTAGAATCTTTTCTTGACATGAAATCTGCAGGTAAATCTTTTGCAGAGGGTGGACTAGAAGATGGTGGTTTAAAAGATGAGGGTGGTGAAACAGACCCTGTATCTGGAAACGATGTGCCACCCGGTTCTTCAAAGGAAGAAGTACGTGATGATATTCCTGCAATGTTAAGCGAGGGAGAATTTGTATTTCCAGCAGATGTAGTTCGTTATATTGGTCTTGAAAATCTTATGCGCTTGCGCCAACAAGCAAAGCAAGGTTTAAAAATGATGGAAGCTATGGGTCAAATGGGTAATTCTGAAGATGCTATTATGCCAGATGATTTACCCTTTGGTGTTACTGATTTAATTATAGTTGACACAGAAGATGAAAAAGAGTATAATGAAGATGATGTAAAAGAAATGCAAGTGGGTGGTATGGCTACAGGAACTAACACAACTACTCAACCGGGTATTTATTATACTCCTTCTACTTTTCCAACACAACAAACTACTCAAGCTGCATCTTCTCAGTATCAAGTTCCTTCTATGTACCAAGCACCAACTCAGCAAGCAACTCCTGTTGTAGGAGGAGATGTTCCTCAAATAGGTCAGTTTATGGAACAGGCGCAAGAAGATGGTGCGGCTAAAATAGTTACTATTATTAATCCTGATACATTAGAGGAAAGACAAATTAACTTTATTCCGGGTGTAACAACTATACCAGAAGGTTTTATGTTAAAAAGTAAATACCAACCAGAAGAAAAAGTTACAACAACACCTACAACTACACAAACAACAAAAGTAGCAAAACAGTCCGATGATGACCCAAATGCTATGTCAAAAGAAGAAATAGAAAAAATTGAAGGTCGTATAGATGCTGCAAAACAATTAGGATATGATAAATTTGCTAATCCACTTAGTGGTATGGTAAGCGCATTAGTACCCGGAAAATCAATTTTTGGTTTTGATACTAATTTAGAAAAAGGCACTATTACAGGAACAGGTTTTATTGCTGATGGTGCAGGTGGTTTATTTGACCCTATAACAGGAGCAAAAGTAAATCCTAGTATTGTTCAGGGTATTGTAGATACTTTTCGTGGCACAGATAGAAATAAAGAACTTGGCAAAGGAAGTCAGGCAAAACAAGCGGGTCTTAAATCTTTGTATGATAAAGAACGTGATGAGCGTATTCAAAAAGCTACTGACGTAAGAGAAGAAGCAGAAGAACGTCTTGAAAAAGCAAGGAAAGAAAGTAGAGCAGCAGAAATTCGTGAACAGGCTCGTATGCGACAAGAAAAAGAAGCAGAGATTGCAGCCGAAAAACAACGTATTCAAGATATACAAAAACGTGCTAGGGAACAACTTGCACAGCAGTATGGTGACAGTGATGATGGTGGCACATACGAAGGTAGTGTGCAACAACAGGCAGATGACTATACAGCACAGGCTGTAGCAGAAGCTGTATCAACGGGAGACTACAGCAGAGGATTTGCAAAAGGTGGTCTTGCTAAACAGATGAAGCAAAGTGGGTTAGCTTCTAAAAAATAATCCACATAACTCAATGGCTACCTAACCCCCCAACACTGGCTACGGTTAGCCCCAAAGGAGAAACAGATGGCTGAAGCAGCTATTATGGCAGAAGAAATGCAACCAGAAAAGAAAGTTGCATTTGCAAATCGTAAATATACGAATGAAGAAAAACGTCAACGTGAAGAGGCAGAACTAGAACAGCTTATAAAAGAAAATGCAGGTGAAGAAAAAGAACCTGTAGAACAAGAGGCTGAACCAACAAACGCAGAAGAAAAAACATTTAAGAAGCGTTACTCTGATTTACGTAGGCATCAGCAGAAACAAGCTGAAGAATTAAAAAAAGAGATTGATGATTTAAAACGTCAGCTTTCTGTTGCAGCACAAAAAGAAATGAAGTTGCCTAAGTCAGATGAAGACATTGAAGAGTGGGCAGCAGAATATCCTGATGTAGCAAAAATTGTAGAAACAATTGCAATGAAAAAAGCGGCTGAGAAAGCAAGTATTCTTGAAGACCGCATAAAAGCAATTGATGAAATGCAGCAATCAGCAACAAAAGAAAAAGCTGAAGCTGAATTATTAAAGTTGCATCCTGACTTTGATGAGATTCGTGATAGCGATGATTTTCACGATTGGGCTGATGAACAACCTAAGTGGGTACAAGATGCGTTGTATGAAAATGATAATGATGCAAGGTCAGCAGCACGGGCTATTGACCTGTACAAAGTAGATAGAGGAATAAAAGGTGAGAAGAAATCTAAAAAAGATAAAGGTGCTGCTGAAGCTGTTTCAACGAAACGTGAACGAAACACACCTCAAGCAGACGAATCTTCCACTTATTTAAAAGAGTCTCAAGTTCAAGCGATGTCTCCGCAAGAATACGAGAAGCGTTCCGAAGAAGTTATGGAAGCAATCCGTACAGGTAAGTTTATTTACGATATATCTGGTTCTGCTAGATGACGGTAATATATAAACCGCAAAAGGACATAGAACTTTTTGCTCCATTTGGACCTACAATGGGTTACTTTCGTATGCCAGATGAATTAGTAGAAAGTTTAAATAGTAAAATGTCCGATAAGTTAGAGGATTATTCTGATAACTTAGTTGGTAAGGTTAAAGAGGAACTAGCCTTTGATGATGAAATCATAAAGATTGCTCAAGAAGGATTAGGCCAGTTTGTAGGAAAGTATCAAAACTATACAGAACATAGAAACTCTATGGGAGTAAAAACACTTGATACTGAAAACTTTAACTACGGATTACAAATAGTTTCTGGTTGGTTTGTACGTCAGTTTGAAAATGAGTACAATCCATTACATATTCACACAGGCTCTAGGTTATCTTGTGTTGGATATTTAGAACTACCAGAGGGAATAGAAGAGGAATGGGAAGAGGATTATAAAGACCATCATCCAGCAAACGGACATATTCAGTTTGCTAGTGGCACAGCATCTGGTTATACATGTACTAACTTTGTTGTTAAACCGCAGGTTGGTGACTTTTATGTTTTTCCCTCTCAGCTATTTCATTGTGTTTATCCTTTCTATACGAAGGGAGAACGTAGGTCTTTCAGTATGAACATGAACTTTATTGAAATACCTAAAGAAAAAAGTGTTGACAAATAGTTATATTTGTGTATAACTATAGTTAATCAAGAGTGTACGTTAAGCGCATGATGTACACTCAAAATGCAAACACACAGTTTTACGGATTACCTGAAGAGTTTGGCCTGTTGAAGAGTAGGGCGGCCACCTTACTAGGATACACACCCAAGCAACGCAGCCTCTAATAGCTTACGTTTGTATCTGTTTACAACAAAAACTACCAAATAAGGAGATGGTACTATGGCGTTTTCAACCGCTAGTGGGTACGGTAATCTTCCTAACGGTAATTTTTCGCCTATCATTTACAGCAAACAGGTGCAACTTGCTTTCCGCAAGGCTGCTGTTGCTGAGGCAATCACCAATAACGACTACTTTGGTGAAATTGCACAGATGGGTGATTCCGTTAAGATTATCAAAGAACCCGAAATTACCGTCAAGGCTTATGCACGTGGTACAACAATCACACCGCAAGACCTTGATGATGAAGATTTCAACCTTACTATTGACAAAGCTAACTACTTTGCATTTAAGGTTGATGACATTGAAGAGGCACACAGCCACGTAAACTTCCAGCAATTGGCAAGTGACCGTGCTGCGTACCGTTTGGCTGACCAGTTTGACCAAGATGTTCTTGGTTACTTATCTGGATTTAAGCAGTCTGCCATTCATGGCACAGCCGATACAGTTAATACAACTGTTAACGGTTCTAAAGCTGTAAGCACTGCAGGTACTGACGAACTGCTGTCAAGCATGAAACTGGAAGCTGACGAATTTGGCGGCTCATCAGGTTCATCAATTGGCATTCAGCCACGTCTGCCGGGTGCATCAGCAGTACCGGGTTCAGGTAATGCTAACCCAACCATGATTATTGCTCGTATGGCTCGTAAGCTAGACCAGCAAAACGTAGATACACAAGGCCGTTGGCTTGTTGTAGACCCAGTATTCATTGAGGTACTGAAGGATGAAGATTCAAAACTTCTGAACTCAGATTTCGGTGGTGCAGGTCTGCAGAACGGACTTGTTGTGAATAACCTGCACGGCTTCCAAGTGTATGTTTCAAACAATCTACCTTCAGTAGGTACTGGTTCTGGTACAACTGGTGGTACAAACGCATCTAACTACGGTGTGATTGTTGGTGGACATTCATCTGCTGTTGCTACTGCAGAACAGATTAACAAGACAGAAACATATCGTGACCCTGACAGCTTTGCTGACATTGTTCGTGGTATGCATCTCTACGGACGTAAGATTCTTCGTCCAGAGGCTCTTGTTAATGCTAAGTTTAACCTCGTGTAAGAAAGGGAGATTGAATTATGGCTCTTGGTGATAATACTACTTCCGTAGCACGTGGAAATGATGCTCGTGGTCGTAAGCCTTACTTGCTTTCAGCAGAGTTAAACTTTGCTACTGCTGCAAGTGATAAAGGTACAGCCCTAGCTGCTAACGATGTTATTCCGGGTTTGACTATTCCTGCGAATACCCTCATTATGTGTGCTGGTTTTGAAGTAACATCTGCTCATACAGGTACTTCAACTGACACAGATTTTGACTTTGGTATCACAGGCGGAGACCTTGATAACTTTGTTGACGGCTTTGATTTTGATGGCGCATCTGTAGGTGATTATGCTTTTAAGGCAGGACAAACTCCTGTTCTTATTGGCGGCACTTCAGATACCATTGACATTGAAATTCAAGCAATGACAGGCACAACAACAGGTGGTAAAATCCGCATGTTTGCTGTCTGCATGGATGTTGATGACCCCGGTTCATTGACTGCTGACGAAGTAGACCGTGATACACTCGCATAAGTAATCTATAGTGGGGGCAGGGCAACTTGCCCCTACTTACTCTTTAAGGATTTAATATGGCATACGATTACTTAGGCTTGACAAACGAAGTGTTAGCACGAATGAATGAGGTAGAATTAACTACCTCTAATTTTGTGTCTGGCGCACGTGGCTTTCAAGTGCAGTGTAAGAACGCAGTAAACGATGCCGTTAATTATATTAATCAACGTGAGTTTGGTTGGCCCTTTTCTCATGCTACAAAAACAGAAACATTAGTAGCAAGTCAAACACGTTATAGTATTCCAACTGACGCAACACATGTTGATTATGAAACATTTAGAATATCAAAAGATAATACTCTTGGTGTAGCTGGTACAACACTACGTGTGCTTGACTACAAAGAATATGTAGATAGATTTATAGATCAAGAAACTACGTCTGATGTAGGTGGTGTTCCTATTTATGTATTCCGCACACCAGATAATAATTATGGTTTATATCCATATCCTGACAAAGCATATACTTTAAAGTATGAACACTTTAATAAACCTACAGCTTTATCTGCAGCAACAGATGCACCTACAGTTCCAGAACAGTTTCGTCAGGTAATTGTAGATGGTGCTACCGCATATGCCTATCAGTATCGTGGTGAAGCGCAGCAGTATGGTATAAACTTCTCACGTTTTGAAGAAGGTATTAAGCACATGCAGTCTATACTGCTAAATAGAGCAGACTACGTAAGGTCAACTTATATACCGCACTCACAGAGATACGGCATTAACATAGCAGCATTTTAGGTGACACATGGCAGACGAATCAGGATTAAACCCATTCGCCTTTGCCTGTTCTGGAGGATTGGTACTAGACCTATCTACCTTTGAAATGCAACCGGGTATGGCACTTGAGTTGCAGAACTTTGAGCCAGACATTAAAGGTGGATACAGACGCATTTCTGGCTATACAAAGTGGAATAGTAATATTGTACCACAGGATGCTAGTGCTAGTGAAAAAGTGCTAATGTCTGCTTACTTTAACGGTAAGGTTATTGCAGCCCGTGGAACTAAAATACACGAAGCTGGCAAGACAGGTAGTTGGACACAAATTGATACAGGTAGAACCAGTGCTGGTAAATATACACACTTCCGTTACAATTTGGCTGGCACAGATTTTATCGTGTGGGCCGATGGTGCAAATAATGCGACCAAGTATGATGGCACTACTGTTACTGACCTCAACGCAACAGGCGCACCTGCTGACCCAAAGTTTGTAGTAGGATTTAAAGACGCACTATTTTTTGCTGGTATGTCTGCTACACCACAGGCAATAACTTTTACAGCACCATTTACGGATAGTGATTTTAGTACAGCTAATGGTGCAGGTACAATAAATGTAGACAGTAATATTACTGGACTGTTTCCGTTTCGTGACCAACTGTTTATATTCTGTGAAGAACGTATATTTAAATTAGTCGGCAATACCATAGCAGACTTCCAAGTGTTACCTGTTACACGTGAAATAGGTTGTGTTAACGGACATACTATTCAGGAAGTTGGTGGTGACATTATCTTCCTTGGTCCAGATGGACTGCGTACTGTTGCTGGTACAGAGAAGATTGGTGACGTTGAACTTGGTACAATTAGCCGACAGGTGCAGCCAAGGTTTGAAGGACTAACTGACGTTGATGAATTTGACAGTGTAGTTCTACCTGATAAAACACAGTATCGCATATTCTTTTCTAATGCAAATACAACACGTGCTAATACAACAGGTGTTATAGCAGTTAGAAAACAAGCATATGAGTTTGCAGACCTTCGTGGTATAAGACCAAGTAGTACAGACTTTATTGTAGACCAATC